AGTTAAAATTATTAGTAATACTTTGAATGCTGACCCAAAGGGTAAATTAATGAATAAATATTTTGATTGTGAAGATCATTATAATGATGAAATGATTACGGATATGATTGAAGCTCAAAAGAAATTTGAAGATTTTGAAAGACCAACAGTAGCGATGGTTTTAGATGATATTTTAACTAAGGATTTTAAAAAGACAAATGCTGTGTCATTTCTTGCTACTAGATTTAGGCACTATGGTATTGGTTTATTAGCGTTTACAACTCAAAGTTTCCGTGCCGTATCCGGTTTGATTCGTAATAATGCTACTGATGTGATTATCATGAAACAGCAAAATAATAAAGAGTTAGAAAAGATAAATGAAGAATATGGAGATTTATTCCCAAATATATTTATGGAGTTATATAAGAAAGCAATTGAAGACCAACCTTACTCATTCTTGTATTTAGATATGCAGACTAATCCAGCATCAGCATATATTAGATTTGAAACTAAAATCGCTGATGGTGAGAAAAAATTATTTTAAATTTATGAAAATAAAAAACTATCATATAATATAAAATGGATTTGTATGGATCGGGGGCAAGTATAGCACAAGCTAACGCACAAACTCAACAAGCGAGGGAGATAAACCAAGCGACACAAGATTTTAATAATAGTTTAGCCGAGCAATTAGATTCTGCTAAAACAGCTGAAAATGAAGAGCAAACCGATGTAATTGTTAAAAATATGGCTTCTGTTACTACGTCCGGTGGTAAATTATTAGCAAGTGCCGAAGCGAGAGATGATGTAGTTAAGGCGGCTCAAAAGATAAAAGGATTACCAAAAGCAATTGTATCAAAATCACCATTTAAATTAGGTGTAGAAAGTAGTGAAGATTTAAGACCAGCGATACAAACTAGTGCTGATGTTGCCGAAGGAGCCGCAGAAAGGGGGGCGGCAGTATTAGCGGGTGAAGGTGCTGAAGGTGCGGGAGCAGCCATCTTAGAAAGTGGTGGTGCTGGTAGGTTAGCATCAAAGATTGGTTTTAAAAGTGCCGCGGAGTTGGGTGCCGGTGGTTTAGCTAAGGGTGCTTTTGCTGGTGTTGGTGGTGGTTTAGATATTGTGAAAGATATTGAGAGAGGTAATTTTGGTTCTAACACAGCACAGCGAGTAGGTAATATTGGTAATATTCTTGGTTCGGGTTTAGAAGTTGCTGGGATTGTAACTGCTTTTACACCATTTGGATTAGGGTTAGAAGGATTGGGGGCGGCTATTTCACTTGGTTCAGCAGCATTAGAAACTGGTGGAGATATTGCTGAAGGTAAAGAAGAAGCTAAAACAGCTGAAAGTGATATTACATCACAAGCAAGAGGTGAAACAACTGCGGATGTTGTTACTCAAGCGGTTGGACGGACTCAGTAGATATATCTTTTTTATTTTGTTTTTTAATTTTTTTTAAATTTATTTTTCATAATTATTTTATATTAGATATTATAAAATGAGTTCATATTGGCGTAATGATGAAAAGATTAAGGTTTCGCAGACACAAGTTTCTATCACCTCAACTAATGGTCGTTCCTATTCGGGGACTGCCGGTCAGTCGGGTCGTCGTGTAGATTTTGAAATTCCTCCTAGTGTTAAATTTATGGATGGTAAAAATTCTTATCTTCAGTTTGATATTAAGCTTGCTGTTCCGGCTGGTAGGACTCCAACTCGCTTACAGCTTGACCCATTTATTGGGGGATCTTCAGTAGTCAAAAATTGTCGCATATATTCGGGTAATCGTGCTGTTCTTTTAGAAGAGATTTCTGAATACAACGCCAAAGTCCAAATTCAGTATTCTTATGATTCTGATGATAGTATGAGAAAGATGAGAGCATTAAAAGAAGGTTGTTTAATTGATACTGTTGAGAATCGTGGGACGCTTGGGACTTCCGTATCTAACCTTATTGATTTATCTTCTAACCCATATTACAAGCCGGTTGGTACTGTTCCCGCTGCTCGTGATTGGGGGACTGCTGATGATTTCTTAACTGCTAAACTAACTCTACCTATTCATTGTGGTTTATTCGCTGATGGTGGTGATTCGGTGTTTCCGGTTTTACTAACCCAAGGGTTATTTATTGAGATTGACCTTGAAGACCCAGCAAGATTTATCAAGCAGTTAGATAGTGTAAATCGTCATCGCCGAATGAAGCAGAATCCGGTGTTTCATGGTATTGATGTTGGTGGTGCTAATTTAGGTATTGATAATGCTTCTGACCGAGATACAATATTCCTTGCTAAATCTAATAATATGATTAGTGTTGAGAATTGCCCTTTTGTCAAGGGTGAAAAGATTGGTTTCTGTTCAGCAACTGATCCCAATAGTGAAGCTTCTTTAACTGTTGGAGGAGCAATCGCAGTTCAGACATATCCTACAATTACTGATATTACCCTTGATGGTGGCTATGTTAAGTTAACTACAACAGCATTTAGAAATAGTGATGTTGGTGATGGTGTAGATGTTACAACTGATAACTTTATTGTATTCTCTGCTGCTATTGATACTAAACGCACGCAGAATGATGATAATACAACAGTATTACTCGCTAAATCAACTTCTTACCCAGCTACTTGTGAAATTTCTGATATGGCGATTGTATGTCAAAAAGTTGAAGTAGACCCAAGATATGAAGCCGGTATGATGAAGAAGATGAGAGATGGAGGCACTATTGAGATTGATGTTCCTTCGGTAACTAATTATAAACATTCTCTCTTATCAAGTAATCGTAATGCGACTGTAAATATGCAAGTATCAAATACAAGGGCAAAGTCTATGATATGTATGCCTAGTGATGCGAAGGTTCTTGATACTGCTGATTTAATTGGTGGTTTAGATTCGTGTTATGCTGAAGAAGTTACTACTATGGATGGTCGCCTCCATAGTATTCGTAGCGGTCAAGTTGGTATTATTGATAGACTTACCCAGTATCAAATGTTAGTAGATGATAAATTAGTTCCATCTCGCCCTATTGTTGTATCAAAAATTAATCGTGGTATAAGTATTGCGGCACAGCCACTAATTGAATTAGAAAAGGCACTTAATCAAGCGGGTATTGTTCCCCGATCATTTGTTGATTACAATCGTAATTTCTTAATTGGTCGGGCATATGCCCTTAATGATGGAGTAGCAAATCTCAATAATAAGACAAATCAGCTACAGCTATTATATAATGAAAGGGATGTGGGTGGAAATGACCTCTCGCCAACTCATAACAAACTCTTATACTGCTTCTTATTCCACCTCCGTAGAATTAGCATTAAGGGTGATTCGGTTGTGGTAACTCTCTAAATTATCATTCTGTCAATTTTAGACATATCTTTTAAAACATCTCTCAATAATATTATTTTCATTATGTCAATTTTATGTCATATGTCAATTTTAGACATATCAATTTTTTCTATGTATTTTTTTTAATTTTTTATTTGTTATTTATTTTATGTAAAGTATTATATAAAATGAGTGTTGCTAAGAAGTATCTTTCTGTTCAGCCGAATAATGTTCCTTCTTCGGGTAAGGTTTCATTTGCTCGTGGTAATCCAATCCTTACTATTACATTAGGTCGTCAAGATGCTATGCTTGATTTAAGTTCTCTACGATTAAGTGGTGATTTAAATATATGGCGTAATGCTGCTGGGACACAGCACCCCGAAGCGGGTTTAGCTACTGAGTTACGTGGTTCTCACAAGCTGGGAATTTATTCAGCTATAGACCAGCTAGTTTTTCGCCACGCAGAAACAAAGCAAGTAATAGAGCATATTCGACATTATGGACGTTTCATGGCTTCTTATATGCCGGTGATGGCGGGTATGCAAGATGTAGCGGGACACCTTGGTGAATCTGCTTTAATCTATCCTAATTACCAAGCATATCGTGATAGTGTTATTCGTAATACAAGAGAATCCCCTTTTTGTATCCCACTCCCATCCGGTTTAACTCTTGGAGCTGATAAACTCCCATTATCAAAATTACCTTTAGAGATAGAAATTCATTTAGCACCGGATAGTCAATTCTTCTATTCTAGTGATGCTACAACTGCTAATGTGGTTAACTCTTTCTATGAATTAAGTAATCTTGAGGTTGCTTGTGAGGTTGAGTATGGCGTGCCTTCTCCGGATAGTGGCGTTTTAGCATTCAATTCGATTACGTCGTATTTTTCAACTCTTGAATCAACGAATAGTATTATCAATTTCAATCTTGGATTAAGTAAGGTTCTCGCATCATTTGTAAATTTTGTTCCATCTAACTTTGTTAATAATCTCGCCCAAGATGGTTTCCTTACTTATATGCCTACGAAAGCAGCGGCGGCAAATGGTACTGATGACGGAGCAGTAGCCAATCTTGAAACTATTTCCTTCCTCCGTAATGGTGAGCGTTTCCCCTCGGCATTTGAGGTTTCTTCGGTTCATAGTGCTTCTAATGAAACGCCGGTTGTTGATCCTCAAGTTATTAAGGGTTTCCTATCGTCTATTATTCCGGAGAAGCACCACACAAGGACTACGGTTTCCCCACTCAATAGCAATAGAAATTACACGGCTACTCAGAATGCTACTACCGGTTATCGCTTCATTCCGGATACTGGTGCTGCTTATGGTGTTGGTGTTCTCTATGATATGCTTGATAGTGAAGGTGTTGATTTCTCGCAAGCACAGTTTTCTATTCAGATGACAAATGGTTTAGATGATGGTAATCCGGTATCGGCATATCTATTCATTAAGTCAAAGGTTGTTGTAGCTTGGTCGGGTCAAGGTGTTCAAGTAGTTATGTAAATAAGTAAGTTTTTTCTATGTAATCTTTTTTTTAATTAAATTTATTTTTGTTTTTTTATATATTTTAAATAATATAAAATGGATTCTAAAGCTGACGTTTCAAGTGATCGCATCCCCGACCTTATTAAAGTTGGTGCTATTCCCTCTTCATACGGACAGAAATTACACACAGATGTAATTGACCCAGTTACTTTCTCGCAGTCTCGTGTGCGATTTACCCTTCAGCGTGTTGCGGGTTTCCTTCATTCTAATTCAAAGGTTACTCTTGCTGTAACTCCCAATACAACTTCTACTGCTTTCTACCCTCTCAATATTGGTATTTCTAATCTTGTTAAGTCTGCTGCTCTTCGTATTGGTAATCAAACTGTTTGTGAGATTGATGATTACGACCAGTTCCACGCATATCAATCTATGTTTATTTCTAATGAAGACAATAAGGAGAGAGAGCAGTTTTTATCGCAGAGGTGTATAGCCCATAAACCGGTATATGATGACCGCACCGCAAATACAACTGATAAACCACCTAACTCCGCTAAAAAGGTTGGTCTAGATGTTGGTAGAAATCCAACTGTTCCCGCTGCTGGTGGTGCTGGTACATTCCAGCTTTTACCCTTTCAGCTTCATAGTGCTGCTTCGGCTCAGACTATTTCTGATGCCCCAGTATATTCCGTCTATCTCTCTGACCTTTTCCCATTCATGAAATTTAATCAGTTGCCTCTATTTATGATAGACCAAGAAGTTCATATTGATATTGAATTCCAGCCTACTACTAGTTCTCTCTCTGCTGCTGGTCTCTCTCGCCGTATGTGTGTTGCGAATAGTGATGCCGGTGATAATGATGTTGAATACCTAATTACTCAAGATGAAGTAAAACTTATTTATGATTCAATTAGTTTTGATGGAGAAGTAATGGAGAAGTATAGGGCACAAAATAAGAGTCTAACGTTTCAGTATGTTGATTACCGCCTTGCTAAACGTACTGGTGATGAAGCAGCATTCACCGACCTTACATTTCAGCTTGGTGGTAATGGTCGCCTTGTATCAAAGGTCATTATGGGTCTTCAGCGTAATAGCAACTTTACACCGGTATCTCTCCTTAATGGTGTTGGTGCGAAAGATGTTCCGGCGGCTCAGTCTCTCTCGGTAAATCTCCTATACAACGACTTATTTGAATTTAATGTTGACCGCAAGAATCCGGCTCTCCTTTTCCACACTACCCAGCACGCAGAGGGTAAGGTTCCTATGGTTACAAGAGATGAATACCAAACGAGTGGTGTAACGGCACTAACTGCTGAAACTATGGAGGGACACGTACAGAGTAGTGGGGACGATGGTGTTGGTGGTCTTTTCCGCTGGACGGCTATTCGCCCTAACAAGGGTCAGCGTGTAAACAACAAGGGTATGGACTTAACTTACAAGGCAACTGGCTTAGCAGCTGATACTTACACTCTCCGTGTTTACCTAGAAATGCTAAAGGTTGCTAAGATTGAGGATGGACAATTCTCGTGTTATTTCGCTTAAATTTTTTTTCTAAATTAAGATATACAAATGTTATATTACTTGGCGATTATTAGAGAGTATTTAGAGTGTGATAAATACAAGAAGTTATATGAAGAAGAAAAAACAAAATATGAAGATTTAAAATTATGGACTGAAAAATTACTATCATCGAATAAAGAGCTTTTAGATCAAATCAAAAATAAATAATCTAATTTTTTCCTCGTTTTTTTACCTAAAAAAATAATCTATTTTTATATTATAAATATGAAAATAGATTCTGATAATATTTCTGAAGATATTCAAAACGCACGACCAAACGTGAAGCCAAATACAATCAAGCAGTATGAAGTTAACTTGAAGAAGTTACAAAAAATTTATGATACTGATAATTATAATTTCCTTTCAAAACCGGATGATGTGATGGATAAGATTAAAGACCTTCATTATTTAAGTCAAAGAAATATATTAAATGCGATTGTTGTTTTATTAATGGCTTTGAATCATGATGAAAAATATGATGAATTATTAATTACCTATGGAGATTTAAGAGATGAGTTAAATGATAAATATTCTGACGAGCAAAAGAGTGGAGTAATCAGTGATAAGCAAAGTAAGAATTTTACAACAACTGAAGAGATATTTAAGATGATAAATCAAATGGCGGATGATTTAAAACCCTTAAAAAAGAAAAGTAAAGATGATATAACTAAAAAGGAGATGCAGTTATTACAAGCATATACTTTATTTAATATATATTCTCGTATGCCGATGTGTAATGATGTTGCTGGTATGACAGCTATCAATCAAGCAGCATATAAAAAGTTAAGTGAAGAAGACAAGAAAGAAAATAACTATTTAGTTGTACCATCAAAGGGTAATTTATATTTTGTATTAAATCAATACAAAACGGCGAAGAAATACAAAGAATTAGATTTACCTATTGAAGACGCAAATCTCCT